CGTTATGGGCAAGCACTGCGGTTCGTCCCCAGTCGACCCCATCAAGGTACTCACGTAACTCTGTATCTCCAAACCATCTAATTGGTTCATCGCTTCCGTATACATGGACGCAAGCTCCGAACGCTCTAAATTTATCATGGCGTATGTACTCCTCTGTTGTCATCTTGCTGAGCGTGTACTCTTTGCTATCCCAGTACGTCTCAAAGTCGATGGTTATTATTTTGTCGAATGGTTTGGTCATTTTTGTTTTCTTTCTCCTAGTACTTTATTACTCCACTCAACTTTGTAGATGCCGCCATCAAGCGCAAAGTCAATCCGCAAGTTGCACTCAATGTTGTAAGGGTGTAGACCTGTACCCAACCCATCCATGTTCTGATTGACTCGGTAGTACTTGCTGACCATTGTCTTGCCACGATCTTCTTCGGGCGTGAGCTGCCTGTACAGTGGTTCAGGTGTTTTGGATTTGCTCAATTAAAGCTCTCCTTGGGTGGTGCGTCGAGGACGTTTAGAAAGCCGAAAAAATCGTTTGCCGCCAACATGAGTTGCGACGCCTCCATCTCATCACAGTTTAGGGTGACGACTCCTGCGAAGTTATCTTCCGCTCGACCAATGATGACAACGCCTTGCGCGTTGCCTTCTCCATAACACATCACCAACTTGTGTATCAACAGTTTGAAATGCGCCTGTTCATCGTCCGACATCTGCTTGACGCGATGCTCCAACTCTTCCTGTGACATTGTTTCGTTCATGATAAAACCTCCTTTAAAGTTTGTATGTTGTCCTCATTGATGACAACGGCTATCCCCCCTGCGCCACGTATGCGGCTTAGATGGGCTTCTTGTAGCGCGGTGGTTTTACCCTTACCCGCTTTCGCTTCGATGCCAACGAACTTGCCGTTAGCACATACAAGGAAGTCAGGCACCCCTGAGTTCCCGTATCCTGTCCCGATGGGCATGGCGTAGTACACGCCCAACTCATCTAGTATTTTACGTATCTGCTTTTTAACTTTGACTTCTGGTGTTGACATGTCAACCTCCTGTAAATTAAGTGAGGGGGATAAGTAGATTCCGCGCCCCCTCGAATCGCGGTATGGAATGGCAACAAGAGGTAATCAACTCAAAGGACTGGACGCCCCCTGTTGCCGACAAAGTGTGGTCGCATCTACTGGGCTTGCACAAATCGCCTTATCGTGAACACGTCAGTCCTTTGAATTTAATTTGGTTCTCCTGCCCGTGTTCTCAGGTTTCGGGCAGTTCTCAGGCACGTCAACGACGACCCATATTGCGGCTAGTGTGTTGCGGTAAGTTGAATTCTCCCACCGATCGATGTACACCCCAAACACACTCTCCAATGCTTTGTTGACAACACGTTTGTCTATGCCCGTGAGCCTAGATATATCGCTTGACTTCAAACCATCGGGGTGTTGTTTGAGTGTATCTCGAATGATATTGTGGTTACTCTTCACGATTCTCAAGCGCTGACAACGCGGCATGCAATCCTGTCAAGCCACCAACACGTTGGTCGTTGATGAATATCTGTGGCATCTGCTTAGCGTCAGGGAATTCGGCAAGGAAGTTCTTCAACCTATCGCCCACTTCAATGTCTACGTCAGCGTACTTAAACCCTGCGGCATCTAGTACAAGCTTAGCGGTTACACAGTTTGGGCAGTTAGCCTTTGTGTACATTGTGATGTTTATGTCTTGCAGTTTCATATTGGTGCATCCTCAAAGTTATCGGGGTTGAACTTGGGCACCTTCGTGCCCTTGTCCTTGGGGTTTGGAAATGGTGGGAATGGCCAAGCCATCTTATCCACCAAAGATTTTCTTGAGGTAGTCGTACAACTCGCGTGCTTGTATCACGTTCATGTGCTTGATAACTTCTTCTGGAGGCTTACCGAACACAATAGTATTAACCACGCGCTTGCTTGTAGCTTCGGGATGTAGCGCGGCAATGCCGTCGTTCTGTGGTTCACGCGCTTTGGGCGCAGGCTTCGCCTTGACCGCAGACTTCTTTGTGTACTTAGCGCTTGCCTTCATGGGTACGTATTCGTCCACAGTAACCCGATAGCCGTGGTTGTTGTCGCGAGTAGCTAGACCAGCGCGGACGAATTGCGCCATGAGCGCTGTGACTGATGACTCTTTGAAGCCGTGCTTGATTAAATCTTTGCTCGCGGCGGCGGCAGTAGTGCCCGGGTGCAACTTTATGTAGTCAAAGGTTACGCGGGTTACGTTGTTCTGAATTGCAAAAGGTGTTTTCGACATAATTTTCTCCTTGAGTTGTTGTCCTGTGGGGGTGGGTTCCCAAGTTTCGATTGCGTTTTTGAGGGCTGACTGAAGATCAGGCATGACCGTTCCCTTTCTATTTGTACCTTGTAGTTTGTTGATAATTGCTTTTGCTTCCAACGCACCCCCACTAAGGGGGCGTGTGTTCTTATGCAGGTCAGGCAGAGGTGCGCCATATAGACGACTCTCTACCTCTGCCTGAGACAGATACTTCTTGGGTGTAGCAGTACGACGAAACCGCATCACAACTCCAAGCGTGGAACCTGACGGGCAACCAACCACTTGTCGCCAAGCCTACGGATAGAGCGTACCCATTGGCGTTGGTAACTGCGGATAGTTTCGGGGGGCGCGTCGTATGTAGCGAAGATGCGACGGACGTGGGTTAGATATTTAGTGTTCATGATGTCTCTTTCAGAAGTTGAACTTGTCGAGGATGGCATCGACGTTCTTCTTGACGTCTTGACGAATAGCCTCATTCTTACGCAGATCAGCAGGGGTAACGCCAACGAGTAGCTCTTCCAACTGCTTACGTGCGCCCTCTAAAGCCATGTCGTTTGTCACGTTCAATGACTTAGTGAGGTCACACAACTCTAGCGCACCATCGACAAGCGTGTCGTGGAAACGCCTTTGCTTAGCCTCACCGCCTACATAGTCAGTAGTCAATCTGTCTGACATACGTTTGAGGTGGGTGCTAAGTCTCTCACGCACATCTGCCATAGCAGAGTCGATGCGTTCTTGTGTCAGAGATTCAAGGCGAGCCTTGAGTTCTGCCTGTGCTTGGTTGCCCACATCCACGCGGAAGTCACCCGATGAGGGGACTGGCATGTAGTTAACGCGGAATGAGAACTTAGTCATGATCTCATTAGCGGTGGGGTAGTCATCTCTCTTGAACATATCGCCAAGAGCCAAAGCCTGCGCTGTGATAAGCGTAGGGTAGATTGCAACAAAAGACTTGACGATGGCCTCCATCTCTTCCTCGAACTCATTCATGCGCTCGGTGAACTTCATGAAGTTGACAGTCGGGAGAAGACGCAGACCTGAGTCAGACCAAGGTGCTGTGTTGTCGTATACGAATTGACGTGCACGACTGACCGCTTGTTGGATAACATCCAACTCGGTGCGACCTGCGAGCAGGTGCTTGTTGACACGGGCGGCATCCTTTGCCCCCGCGTTCTTGCTTGCCACTACCTCATCGGTAGTAGTCTTGTCTAGCTTACGTGCTGTCCACACAGAAGCATTGAACTCCACAAGCATTGCGCATGTGTCGATATTGTGGCGAGGTGTAGTTGTAGTCATGATAATAACTCCTTGTGATTACTTGGTTGAGAAAAAGATTTTGTGCTCGGCTAACATGCGACCGAACTCATTGATCGTAGCGAACAAGGCAACGCGCTGACTTGTTGCTACTGTGTTGCAGAAGATTGACTGCATCTCTGCACGCATACGCCATACGTACTTGACGATGGCTTCTGCCTCTGTCCTGTCCGCTACGCGAGTAACGAACTGGAATACCTGAATCAACTGCGCCGTAGGGTTGTCAGACAGCGGTGCTGTGTCAGGTGATTTGATAACGCGAGCGTAGTCGCAGATCTCACGACCGAAGCGAATGAACGATGACAATGCCTGTGCAGTAGTCGCACCGACAGTACCAACGAGAGCCGCCTCAAGTGTGTCGTCATCGAGAACACCAAGACCCGCATCGAGGATGTCACTAGCGGCAACCAAAGAGCGAGGTGTAGCGTATGCAAGTTGCATAGACTTGGGGTTGAAGATGAAGCCGTTGTCTTTGGACAAGTCCTTGCCCTCAAACATACCGCCCTTCTCGTAGTCAAGGAACGATTGCATAACGCGTGGCTCGTTGCTAACGAAAGCAATAATCATTGGGTTGACGCGATTGTCAGTAGCCCACTTGACCCACTCGTCAGCCGTAGGCTTACGCATCTTGACGAACACGAGACGATTGCGTAGGTGAGCTTGAATAGAATCACCAAGACCCTCGACTGATAGATTGGTAAAGCACACAACAACGCTACCCTCAGGCATGCTTAGGTTACCGACCCTGCGCTCATAGATGATCGGGGCAAGTACGTTCTTGATGAACTGCGGAGCCTTGGCGATCTCGTCCAGACCTACGAGGATAGGCTTGGAGTTGTTGACACCGAGTTGGTTGTGTGCGCTAACACCGAAGCGCTCGTTGGGTAACTCACGAGACACGCCATTCTCACGATCGAGGTCAGGCATCCACACAGAGCCGTCAGACAACTGAGTGCAGTCAATAGGTTGCACAGCGATGTGGTCAGCAAACTTGGGTAGCTTGCGTAGCGCATGGAACAGGGCAGTCTTGCCGATGCCGTTCTCGCCCTCCACGATTACTGTGCGCTTGTCACCGATAGCGGCAACGAGGGAAACAACTTGTGATGCAGATAAGAATTGATTCATGATAAAGATCTCCAAAGGTTAAGTTAAGCGCTGATGCGCAAGAGTTTGCCGTAAGTAGGAACGAATGACTCGTTCTCTACTATGCCCCACAGAGACGGCATTGGGGTATTCGGGGTATCGCAACCGAGGTAACCATCTGATAACCAGACGATTGCCTTAGCGTCGATCTTGTGTTCTTTGATGTAGTCAACGACAACATCGGGAGTAGTACCGCCACCACCCTTGGGGTTCATGAGCGTAGCGATCTGCTCGTAGTCAGTAGGCTTGAACGCTTGGTCACCGCATACAGTAGTGTCCCACCACAACACACGCACGCCCGCAGGCTTGGTGATCTGACAGATGCGAGCGATCTCACCGAACAGCAGACGATAGTACGGATACATAGAGCCCGATGTGTCGACAGCAAGTATCAACTCACCGACAGACTCAGTGAAGTGTGATGGCATAACGAAGCCTGACGCAAGCATGCGTTTGTTGGGAGGGCAAAAGCGTGAGTTGTCATCGCCATCAGAGATAGAGCTAATCCATTCCTGAAGCGCTTGCTTCCAGTCAGTCGTGCGTTCCTTGGCAGTACCCAAGATGTCACGACCACCGCCCTCTTTACCCGCTAGCTTGCGTGCAAGTATCTCGCCTTGACGATTGGCATCGTCGATCTGCTTGCCTAGCTTCTCTTGCTCGACTGGGTTGTCATCAAACTCGCCATCCTCATGAGCATCGATGGGCTCATCGAAGTCACCACTACCTTCGCCCTTGCCCTCACCCTCTTTGGGTTCCTTGCGACCTTGCTTGAGCAAGTCGTTGAGTACCTGAGGGAATGACCAACCGAAGTACTTGCGGTCAATGAGCAACGACTCAGTAGGACGATCAACAAACTTGAAGTCAGGGTCAAGTTCCTCGATCAATGCATTGACCACATAGTCCTGCGCTACGTTGGTAAGCTTAGGCATCTTGCGTGTGTACTCTTTGAACAAGATGCAATGCTTGAGTGCAACGTGAAAGTTCTCGTGCAGTACAAGGTAGCGCATCTGCTTGCGGGTAAGGGGCTTGATGAACTCAGCGCCATACTTCTTGTCACGACCATTGGTCGCGGCTGTTGGTATCTTGTCTGACACCTCGCTCTTGCCTAGCATGATGACGCCAGACAGCAAGGCGAACTTGGGGTGACGCATACAGTCAATGTTTGCGGCTTGTACTCTCTGATTGAGAGTCATCTTTTCATAGCTCATAGTGCTTCTCCGTTTTGTTTAAAGAAATTATAGCATAGGTTGTCAAAGACTTGACAACCTATCGGAAACCCTGATGGGGTTATGTTTGGATATTACTACGGGGGTATTCAGAATGTTTCGGGAATTGTTTCACCTCCTCTGGTTTCTTCATTGAGTTGCTACCAACGTATTTGTGTATCCTGTCAAGGATGGCACGCCTGAACTCAGTCATCTCAATGGGCTTGGCTAGCTCGTCGACTGTGCTATTTTTATTCCCATTCTGTCGGCTGTACCAAGAGCCCCCGACTTGAAAGTCTGGTTGTTGCATACCGCGCTTGGATGCGATGATGTCGTAGGCTTTCTGACACATCTCAAAGAACACGTCGATGTCCTGTTGCCGTGGCTCGGGGTCAGTCCACATCTCTTGTATCGCCATGTAGTAAGCACGATTAAATCCCTCACCACCGAACTTCTGTCCGAGGCGATAGTTGATGTCGCACGAAGCTCTGAACTCAGGCATACGCATCTGTGCAAGCATGATGTAGGGCTCGAAGTGTGCGGCAACACGTTGCTTAAACTTGCGGACATCGGTGTCCGCGACTAGTCGGTAGTGTGGTGTGTGCTCAGACTGCGCGGTATCCAACACGCCATCGACAAACACAGCGTCCAAGCTGAACGGCGTATTGTCCTCGTCGTACATGAAGTGTTTGGAATAGATAGGCATGATGATTGACTCATCGCTGTACCTATCCTCGCTGTCGCGTAGTCTGTTAGCCCCAAAGTCAACGCTCAACGTGTGATACATGAACTGCTGACTAGTCTGCGAGCCGTGACCCATGTATAGCCTACGCTCAACGCGCTTGCCGTCCTCTACCTTGGGCTCGTAGAACCGCGCCATCACAGTCTGATACAGCTTGACGTCGAAGTACTTGCCGTAAGAGTTACTGCCCTCAATGAGTCGGTGATGTGTCTGCGGTCTGGGGTCAAGTGGTCGCTCGTTTGGTTGCCACTTAGTACTGCGTACTGGTTTGCGTAGTGCGAATGTACCCAATGCCTCGTCATAGTTTCTACATACGTATGCCATGATAATTACTCCTGTGTTGTGGTTAAAGTTGATTCCCCTTCGGGGATACGTGGGAAACTTGTCTCTATTGCATGAACTGTTGTGATGTAGTCATACAAATCATTCTCGCTATCGTCCTCGTCGAACTGCTCAGCGCCATCCTCACCTACGCTGATGAATCTATACCTCCCTCCTTTGTGTTGATAAATTTCTACTGCGTCTTTCATCAGTCGTTGATGCGCTTGCACATCCTCGAA